GTCCGTTCTCTACTTGTCTTTCTTGACGTCTATCAGAACCACCCCGTCTTCGTGCTCCGTGTACGGCGGAAGTTGCTCTTCGACCTCTATCATAAGAGGAAAGCAATCCTTTCGGACCGTACGCGGAACCAGATACGGACGACGAGTTTCAGCCCAGGTAGGCCGAGATACGCGACACCTCTCTCCAAAACCACTGAGGTAAGGAGAGAAGTCGGGGCGTACCTGCCGTATTAACGACATCCTGAGCTTAAACTCTAATTCCGATCTTTTCTGACGGGAAGCGAATTCCACGCTCCACTTCCACGCCGCAAGCTCCATTGCACTAACTTTCCTATCCTCTTTTCTCAGCGTATCCGGATCAACAAAAGTGCAACCGTCACGGGGGACGACTACGTTGTGATCGGGACCTAACTGAGGAAGCTCTTCAGAAGGCCTGTCCAAACGGAGGTTCCACTTACGAGTCAAACGCCACGCGAGTTCACCACGGAAACCTAACTCGCAGGTAGTCAACCTATATTGCTTTAAAGACGGAAGATGCCATCTAAAAAACTCAAAGCCAGCTCTGAACCTGCTAGGTCCGTGGATCCCCCGAAGGAAATCCTCATAAGTCCTACAGAGTGAAGTGATGTCTCCACACTCCCTAAGCATACCAAAGCGCAACGTCTGGCGCACTTTATATTTTCCCTTTTCGCGAACTACTAAGGTAGAATTAAGCGAGCCATAATCGGCTGATACACTCGTTTTTGTCTTCTCGACTTCTAAACCTAGCTGTGACACTACGTCCATCCATTGCTGAGAGAACTCAGGTCTGGAACGGAAAAGTATGTCGTCACCGTTGATCTTACAGGGCATGCCCCGACCTCCGGCCCATAGAAATGCCATTCTGTTCTGAATGCATAACAAGGGAAAAGAGAGATAGGAGCCCATCATTTGACCAACGCTAGGCGTGAAATCGAGATTATTTTCAAGGTTATACAAGTTAGGCCGCATAATGCTCAAAGCAGCTTTCATAACTGACTGCGGTACAGAAACCGTAGAAGTACAGATAGTCGCAATGATCATCTCGGCAACCTCAATACTGAGATTGTCGGTGGCGGACTTGTAATCACCAGAGGTAAGGACCTCCCCTTCAACGTACTTGAAATCAACCAATCCGTCGGTGGTAACGTCGCCTCGGTTGAGCCAAGTTTCTTTAGATAATCT